GTTAACAGACCCTTACGTGGTGTGAAGGAATCTGGATCAAGGACTACTGGAGTCTGGGTGAGTGGGACATATGGGCAGTAGAAATATCCACTATCCATATAGCTGTCGCCCTTGTAACCCATTAGCAATTGACCTGTTGGGAACAATGGATCCTTATATAGTCTCCAACGATTATTTACAGTGCCGACATATTGAATGCCGATGCTACTTGTAAATGTTTCGCTAGGAGCAGGAGCGAAGCCGGCAGTAGCTGTCTCGAATACTGAGGCAACTTCTGGTGATGTGACAATGAAGTTTGCACCACCACGTAATGTCTTACGATGGATTACGTTACTGACTTCTACAACCTTAACATATAGACTTTCATATTTTTCCTTGATGGTATCACCAAGGGCAGTATTGAAGTCCCAAGCTGTTACAGTACCAGCATTGTTGCGAAGATCACCGATAACCTCACGGTCGATTTCAAGATTAATTTCTTGAGCAAGAACGCTGGTTAGTTCAGCTTCAGCATCAAGGTTGTGCTGTGAGCGGAGGTCTTGTTGAGCCTCATAACTCCAGACAGCCTTTAGCTTACGAGTCTTAGCAGCAATCTCTTCACTTTCGATAGCAAGATTGATCTCTGGCATATCTTTGTTGGCTTCCATATTGTATTCATATGAAACGACAACTTTGTTAGCACCTGGATCATTATTCCATGTTAGTGAAAGAGCACCGGTTGTTAGATTGATGGTGCCGCTTGTTACCTTATTGGTTGGAGTACCAATATCGGTTACAGTTACGGATCCATTGCTACCAACAACAAGTGTGTTTACTGCAACATCGCCGTCATATACTGTACCTGTTACGGTGCCAGCAAGGACTGGAACGTGCTCTAGTGTTACTGCTGTAGTTGTATCTCCACCGTTATCATTTTGTGTTTCATTTTGAACAAATTGATGTGAGTAGAAAACATCTAGGTTAGCAGTACCATCAGCACGTTGCTGTAAACTGTTAACATCATCACCTGGGAAACCGAGCTTATCGGCTCCTCTTACTGCACCCTTGTTGCTACCATATCTAAATCTTAAGTAGTACACTAGACCGGTTGGACCGAGTAGTGGTTGAACACTTACGATTTTGTTAGCAATAAGCTGTGGATAGATTCTGCGAACTAGTGGGATGCTAATTCTTTTGAATTGAGCAACGTCACCAGTATCAGTTGATACTTCGTTGATTAGTCTTTGGTTTTCAAGAAGAACTGCTGTGTTGGAGCGGACATAACGATCCTCGATGCCTTCAAGCAATCCAGTCTTCTTCCAACGACTTTCCAACTCCTTTGCCTCGTTGAGAAATTTACTATTGATATTCATTTTTTACCTTTGTTTAAAATTATTTTTTATATGTATAGTTGGCAACAGATCAGTCTTCTAATCTCTTTAATCCAGCTAATACATGTAAATCGTTAAAGTTATCGGGAGCAGTATTTTCCGCAATAATGCTCTCGCCGCTAACTACTTGTCCTCTCCCCATCACATTTTCACTCTTTTCAACTCTCTCATTCATTTCTTCTTTAATTTTGCTCTTCTTAACCTTCTCAAATTTTTGAGCTTGTTCGGTTAAGACGCTTTCTTTTTCACGAAGATTTTCGTTTAACTTGGTGTTTTCAGTGCTTAAACGAATGCTTCTGGCCTCTAGCAATTTGACTTGACCCTTAAGGTCTTCAATGCTCTTCTTAGCTTCTTCAAGCTTAGCACTGCTAGCAGCAGCATAGTCTTCGTCACTGATGTAATCACTTGTAATATCAACGATCTTGTCAAGTGTTGACTTGTGTTCAACAAATCTTGGATCATTAATAATGTCTTGTTTGGCTTGTTCGTATATTTCTTGACCTTTTTGTTGTAGGAACTGATCAACCTTGTCAACAATATACTCTTTCATTTCAGCAAGCTTGTTATCATATTCTTCATAAAGAGTTACTTCAATATTCTTGTTCTTGTTTCTCTCTTCAACTAGCATTTGATAAGCTTCTTCATAACCTTCTTCAAGAGCAGTTTCATATTCTTTGCCTTGAACTTCTAGTCTGTTTCTTAGCTCACTGATGATTGAGTAGGCTTCATTGTAACCTTCTTCGGCAACCTTTTCGCTCTCTTTCAATTCATTAGAAAGTTCAGAGTATGCTTCTTCAAGCTTCTCATTGTATTCCTTGTCGAGTTCAGTCTTTGCCTCAGCAAGCATCTCCTCGATTACAGATGTTACGTCCTTTACTTGTTCCTCAGGTAAAAGTTTGCTAAGTGCTTCATTTATTTTATTCATTTCCTAAACCTCTCTTTAATGAATTGGTTGATTGTTTGATAAATGTTCCTAAACAAGCAATTAATGCTTCTTTATTTACAGTAGTATATATGCTTGTG